CATCTGACCGATGCCGTAGCCAACCTTGGGTGTTTTGAGTATTTTTTCAAAAAGTTCATCCATCTGCGCAATGCGCTTCGAGTACCATTCCTGAAGAAGGATCAGCCCGTCGACCAGCGACCATCCCCAGAAATAATTGGGAATCATGTCGGCGCAGATGGTGATGATCGGGAGCCTGCCGGGGCATCCGACTTTTCCGATAGGCATGTCGAAGATGGTTTCACCAGCACTGAGCAGGAACCAATTCCAATCTCCGATATCGTCATCAAATATGAAGAGGTTGGAGACTCGATACAGGGGGACCCTGACCATTGGGTTGTACGCATATTGCCCGCCGAGTCGAGACATGACAATTCCAGTTTCAACGTTTCCAGAATTGATCCCCTGATAGTTGCTGACAAATATCCGATCAGTTTCGACATAATCCGGCGCTGAAGATTCGAGGTTTTGCAGGATGCGGGCCCGGTCTTTGGGCGAATGCATCTGAAGGCGGATCTCGATTTCCGGCTTTGAGAGCCAGGAATCGTAACAAACAGCCTGCTGTTGTAGAAGATCGGGGACGGCAGGATTCCAGACACCGAACATTTCCGGCTCGATCATGCGCGAGACAAGAGCTACGTCGCCGTTGGTCATCCGTTCAGGCAGAACGGAGACCGGAGTCATTCCGCAGATGAGAGCGTTTTCTATAGCCGAGCAAGCCAACACAGCCGCTCCCGAGTCATGCCATTTTTCAGTAACTGCGTCTGCACAGCTCTCCACCTTATCCACGTGGTCAAGTTCGTCAGGGGGTAGTTCGGCCCAAAAATGAATGCGCTCTGGGGCATAAAGAAAAGAGCTCTGTCGTTTGACAATTGGCATGATTTTGTTGTGCCGCGCCTGATCCACGTCGCGAGATCCATAACGAAAAGCGTTTCTGCATTTGTGGTAAAAGTCTCCGCGATTGGCCGAGTCATTCATGCAAATGTCCCGGACCTCCAGGGCTTCCTGCGCTCGGAAACGTTTAGTGAGTTTCATGGTTTCGGATTATGCCGTCCCTGCTCCGGCCCGACCGGCACAATCTGAGCCTTCTGCTTGAGCATATTGGCTTTTCCTACCTTTGCCCCGGTGTCCGCGCCAACCCCCCTTGGCAGGGCCTGGGCTATCGCTGAGATGTCCACATGCGCCACCTTGCCGGTATCGATATCCAGCTTCGTTGACTGCGGACTCATCGGCGCTGCACCCGCTGGAAGGTAACGGTTCATCTCCTCCATCGACTTTGGCACATTCGTCGGATCGGCCCATCCCGCCGCGAATCCGCTCGAATTCTGATAGACGTTCCCAAAAGTAGGCTTCGGGTATCCCGTGGCATTCGAGTAATTCGACAAGTGTTGTGACGGGAGCATATCGTCCAGGGCACGGTTGATGTTGCCGTACATCGTCGATCCAATGTTCGGAGCGGTCAGGAAAACTCGTTTCGCCTTCTTTTTGCATTGCACGCAGATTGGAAGAGTTGACTCAAAGTCGATCTTGCAGTGCTCGCAGCGGAATTCTTTAATTACCACTTTCAGTCTCCAGCATTTCTCGCAGTTCTTCTTCCCGGTCTTTGAAAGCGTCACGCTTGTTTTTCATCCAACCTGAAATGCGCATCGAAATCAGGTCCTCATTCCACGTCCCGCGCAAGAGCATCTCCCGCTCTCTCAACGCCTTGCCTATTGTATGACCAGATCCCTCTAAATCAAATCTGATCGGGTCCCAGTAATTCATGATGGCAATCCCCATCCCCATCACCAGATCGTCATGAGTGCCGCTCGATGACTCGATGTAACCGCCCGGCCCCCGGATCATCCGGCTCATCTCCTGAATCAAGTGGAGTGATCGGACAACAAGAAAGCCAGATTCAAAGTAGCTTTTAATGTGATGGAGAAACTGATCTCGATTGACCGCGTTGGTTGACCAGTGTTTAGCGGAGTAATTTGGAGTGAGCGAGTCGCACCGCTTATAGGCGTAAGCCCGCAGTCCATCAAAATGTGTTCCAAGCTTGTCGTAGAATCCGCCAATATCTTGTTGGATTTGTTCGACAGTGTTGATAACAGAGGCCCCGCCTCCCTGTATTTCACAGTTCCAGACGACATTCGGTACTCCTTCGGTTAAATGATATGCTCCAAAAAGGTAAAGGACAGCCCAAGCGAGGTGCATCGAGGATAGCCCGCGCGCAGCGAATTCGGCCACTTGCTCAACGCCATCCTCGTAACAGCGAAGCATCTGGATACAGGCGTAGTCGCTCGTATCGGTCATTCCATAAGCAGGATCGACGCCCAGACTATAAATGACCCCCTCGCCCGATCTTGGGGCGTCCCAGATCGCAAGGTGATAAAAGCCTTCACGGTTCTCGCACTCCTCGCACGTTGTCTCCGTGAAGTTTTTTCCAAACTTAAAACGAAAGTAACGCGCCTTGTGAGTGTTCGTAGGCGACGTGATTGTGACTGTCGCTTGCTGGAGGGCCGAAGGGTCAAAAAACGTAGACCCACCGTACTGGAAAGCATACTCAGGTAAAGGCGGGTACTCCTGATACAGTGCGGGAAGATTGTCATAAAATTCCTCTTTGAGCATGTAGCGCCACCACGCTATGTGCTCTGGCCGGGTTTCGATATTGTACCGGGTTTTAAGTTCTTGCACCCAGACATCTTCTTCCGGGGTAACTTGCCCGTCCCAGTACATCTGGAATCTTCCAAGCTCGTCGTCTCTTTTGATTTCGTACCAGTCGTGCAAGACCCAGGGGATAAAGATGAACTTGCTTGCCGTGGCCGTTTCTGCTTTGGAGCACATCTTTTGGAAGAGGTTAAATCCGCAAGCTGTGGACTCGAAGATGTAAAGGCGGTTAGGGTTTCTATTATCGAACGAAGCCATGAGAGAGAGAAGTCCATCCTCGTCGGACCAGAATCCCACCTCTGACCCATGGAAGAGGTTAATTCCAATCGAGCGTCCCAATGTTCCTTTTTGTCTTTTGTTGGCATTGTCGAAGGCAATCTTTGAGCCGTTCTTGAATCCGACCAGTTCACGGCGCTCGCTGGTCATCGGTTGCGCCCATTCCTCGCCTTCGGAGATTAGGGAATGAACCATATCCCTGAAAACGAGGTTGCAGAAAGTCTTCTTGTCATTGTCGTCGATCGCGAAGAGGCCGGTAAGTCCACGGTGACGCATAAGCCAGTAGATCAGAAAGGCCAGCACGATCGTGGTGGTGCCCGACTGCCGGCATTTCAGGACTACAAACTGATGAATGCCCGCATTGATTCCCTCAATAATCTTCTCAATCAGGTAACGCTGCGTCTTTATTGGAATAAGCGGCGTGTGGCCTTGTCTCTTGGAATTGATCCGCATCTTCATGCACATCAGCATGAAAGCTTGCATGTTGATGACATCGGAGGATTTATCGGCGGGCATCTTCCAAGGAGTTTTTAAGGCTGTCAATTACTTCTGACATTTCGCCAACCGAGAGTCTCTTGAACCAATCAGAGATATCCTCATTCTCCTCGAGGAATGGCCTTAGATCTTGTATGGCATTCTCAAGTTCTCCCTTTTCATCAAGCCACTCCAGAAGGGAATTGGCATACCCTAATTGTTTTAGCGTCGGCATTGATACATCATTCACCACTTGACCAGATCCGTCAATCGGGTTTACAGTCTTCATGCGGTATCATGGTGGACCCTCCTGGTGAAAATTGTCTTTCTTCCTTTCCTTCAATGAGTAACCAGGAGGCTTTTGAATATCATTTGATGTCGCGAGTATTGCTCGCCGCGCGGGCGATGACCGGCAACCAGACATGGCTTCAACTGGAAGATCAGAACGCGGTGCGCCATCTGGGAGCGATGCTGCTCAACACCTGGTATCTTTGCTCTCCATACCTCAATGAACTCAAGTCAATCTCAGTTCGTTAAGCTGGACTCCAGTAACCTAAAGCAGGTGATGTACAATCAGGACACGCGCAGCCTGACGGTTCACTTCAATTCCGGCCACAAGTACATCTATCACGGAGTCACCCCGAACGAGTACAAGGGACTCCTCGGCGCGGCGAGCCACGGCTCCTATTTTGCGGATCACATCTCCGAGAAACGGTTCACTAAGGTATGAAGTATGGCCGGTGGAAAGTTCTTGAAGAGGGACAAACGCGGTCCCTTTGCGAATGCGAATGCGGAACGATCCGCTCGGTTTCCATCGTCAGCCTGAAGCATGGCCGGTCGCTTTCCTGCGGGTGCCGGCAACGGGAGAGAATGCTGGCCGATAACCCGATCCGGTTCCGGTGGATCAAAGATTCGGACCCCGCCCAAACACACTAGGCACATTGCGCAAGGCGATTACGGCAGTTGGATAATCCGTGTAGGGGCCGGAATAGATCGACTGTATCTGACCCTGACTCCATAAACCGTTTGGCCCGTAATCAATTCCAACAAATAAGTACATCACTAAAAAAGTCTCAGCCATGCCGAAAACTATGTAGTAACCGGTCACCGATGGGGAGGTACTGCTTGGCTGAGCGGGCGGAGGAATGTAAGTAGGAGATACTGGAACGTAAGGAGTAATGAACGGAGGGCCTGTCGGTGGCACATACGGAGGAGACGGCTGATACGGAGGAGCGTAAGGAGGGTTGACTATCTGTGGATAAACTACCGGAACCTGATAGGTGGAAGAAACCGCAGTTCCGTTAATGTTGACGGTTCTAATCCTGTAATACCCAATCCCTGCCACAGGAGTAATTATCGGAGTGTAGCTGGAAACCGATGCACTGTTCAGGGTCACCACCTCAGAGCGGGTCACGCTCGCGAAATTAATGGTCGTCGAGTAATCCAGGTAAATGTTTGCCGGACTATTCCAGGTGTTTGACCATGAGAAAACTCCTGACGGAAAAGTCAGTCCAGTCGCACTGGTTGGCGCGCCTGAGACGGTAGGAAACACAGTATCCAATGACCAGGGCGAGTACTGACCTCCGGCGAATGGCCCGCTTCCCGTGGCTCCATTAAACCATATTGTGTTGTTTTGCCAGGTGATCGTCATTGTGGACGACGCAGGGAAAACAACCGGAAGCATTAGTTTGTTGGCGTTTTGCTGATTAAAGCTGGAGTTAGAATCGAAGTCATCTCCCAACCAGATGTAGGCATTCGATCCCCTTCCTGGGATGGCAATAATTTGATCGGTTTGACTGTCGTACGCATCGGTGTTGCCAGGGGCTCCTCCCCCTACACTCACAAAGGGATTAGTGAGGCCAGTATACGGACTAGTTAAAGAGCCAGACCACGGCCCGATGGGAGAAGATGCCGTACCGTAGGCGTTCGGGTTGTAGGCTAAACCGGTTTCCTGACTGCTTAAATAAAAGTAAGTTCCGTTGTAATACCCGAGCGTATGCGCCTCTCTTGTGGAGGAATACGATGCGTGATTGGTGGAGAGCGTATTGGTGTAGTTGGCCGGGTTTAATTGACTGAACGCCGTTTCAGTGTTGCTACCCCAGTTGTAAATCAGGTAAGCGTACCCGGTGACTGGATCTACGAACGATCCGATATCTCCGTAATATCCACTGGCATTACCATCAGCCAGTGGACTCGAAGATGTGTATGTGGCCGCGAGAGTCCAGGGTTGCGTCGCGTCAGGGTAGGGAGATGTCCAGACGTGAATACCCTGGCTAGCGTGACCTTCGTCCGTGCCCCACATGACATAGTTTTTGGTGGCTGCGCAATAAAGAACTTGCGCCCTGACCATGAAAGCACTGATGTAAACATTCTGAGACCCTGCCGGAGGCCCGCAGATATTTCCTGAATACGTCCAGTTTCTAAAGTCTGCCGACTTATAGACTTGCTGCCCCGATTGTCCTACGGTCCCCTGGCTTACATTATTAAAATTACACTGGGAATAGTAGTACCACCAACTGGATACTGGGTCTAAAAATACGCAACCACCAGTAGTTTGTAATTGGACATTCCTGTTATCGTACAATAATTGGTGGCTATAGAGAAGCGAAGGGCAAAAGAAAAATGATGTGGTTATCCTGCTGGCTGGAGTGGATAGCTGAGCGTCAATCGCCACCGCGTTGATTTGGGCGTTGCTGCTTAAAACAAATGGCGTAGCGTACCGGGTGGATGAAGTTGTTGGAATGCTCCCGTCCAGAGTGTAGTAAATGGTTGCGGACGTAGTAATGCAGGAAATACTCAGGACTGTCGGCTGGTCGAAGTTTCCTCCAGGGGGTGTAATATTCGGAGCAACCGGCTGAGAGTAGACGCCTGAGGCCCATGTCCCAATGAAATCAATGTCGGCAAACGAGAATATTGCTCCTGATCCAGATTTCACCATGTAGTACCGGTATGCCGCTCCTGGAGACACGAGGATCTCGTTGGTTAATGGACCGGCGTTCGGGCGGCCGGCGTTGTTTGTGCCGCCCGTGTTCGGAAACGTGTACAGCAGGGACGGGGAGGCGAACGTGCTGTCAGCCAAGTCCCCGTTCAAAGTGCATCCAACCGCCAGATCTTCCTGGGCCGGAGTGCACGAATATCTGATCCTGGTCAGCGTCGCCGCAGCACCTCCGTCAATTCCCGCCCATGCTGCATTGGTTGAGGAAACCCAACTCGTCAAAACGTTGTCGTCAAAAAGATTCGCCACCGCACCGGAAGCCGTTGACCCGCTGGACAATTGAGTTGGCCCATTGTAAAGAACTTCTCCCTTACTGCTTGGTCCTACATTTGATGTTGTGAATGTTTGGTCCGAAGAATATCCGGTCCCTCCAGAATTGGTAGCGAATGCACGAAAATGGTACGTGATTCCTGGCGCTAACCCTGTAACCCCTTGAGCGTAGGCCCCCGTTGTGTATGATCCGCTTGTCTGCACCGTGCCGCCATACGCCGTTGTAAGTCCATATTGAAACCCTTCGATCGTGGAATTACCGCCTCCATTCTCGTTGGTGATAGTCCCGTTGAGGGTAGCGGTGGAGGCAGTAACAGATGATGCAGCCTGTACGGTTAAAGAGGGAAATGTGTTTCCTATTGAGAATGGGTCAGCAACAACCGAAGGAGATCCGTGAACTGTCCAGTTCTGTCCAGAAATTGCGTCGGGGAAAGGCGCAGACCCTTGCAGCAAGGAAAAGGAGGACAGAAAGCTTGTCTCTGTGTTTCTTGGGTCGGCGCCGGAACCTGAATTGTAAAGAGCCGCAACGTCACCGGAAGTAAGGGCGACACCCTGCCACATTGTCGGGTAGGCAATCGAGCCATTGGCGTAATCTTCAATGGTCCCGTTATGAACTAATGCACCCAGCAACGTTTCTACCAACCCAGTTGGAACTGAGGACGACCCGGTGGCATTAGTGGCTACGCCGTTTAAATAAACAGTGATAGACGTTGCGCTGGTAGCGACCAAGACAAAATGGCTCCAAGAACCGACCGTGACGGTGCCTGTAGTCTGAGCAACAACAGACCCAGTGTTATAAGCTTCTGATGCCCCCGCAAGACCAGAGCTGGTAAACAACGCGAAATAATTGACTTGACTGGTGCTTCCAGAACAAAGGCTAACCTGGACCCCTGTATTATTAACAGGGTTATACCAAAGCGCCATGCTGCATGGCACCGCCGTCACAAGGGGGGTCGCCTGGGAAAGGTACTGGCTGCTGGAGGCTACGAATGCTAAAGCCATCTATTCCCCGCTGCGCTGCCGGTATTTCTTCGCCGCGTCCCGGTTCACCATCCGTTTGATGATCGCGCTCGTATCCGGTTTACTGATGTCAGGCACCCTCGGATTCCCGCCGTCCAGCGGTTTCTCTTCCCGGCTCCATGGCATCTTCTGCGCTTGCTCAGGCATCTCGCGTCAGTAAAACATTTTTGGGGGAGTATTTCAAGTGCGTCTAAAACCTCCGCTTACCTTGACGTAAACACTCTTCCCATCTGGTGATATCGCGCAATCAATGATTTTTTCCTCAATAGCGAACCCTCGATTAATCTCCCATACCGGCTCATCCACATGCACCCACCCGGAGAGTTTCTTTTGGCGATGAAACCTGCGGCACTCTAACGCTTTCTTTGTAAGGCTAGTGACAATCATGTGAAGAATGTAGCACAAAAGATTTTTCAGGGGGTAAACGAAAGGCGTCTCCCCGCCCGCCCCCGCTTGCGGCCCGTGAGTTTGTGCAAAAGCGCGAACGGTGCGAAGATTCATGCGGCTGCACGCCGCGGCTGATGGACGATCAAAGCTGAATCGTCCTGGTTTCATAACATCAGACAACAACAGAAGCATCAAATAGGCTGCTCTCATGCTTAGTCACAGTCGTTTTGTCCTAGTCGACTGCCTCGGAGCGCCAGGCTTTTGTGCACAGGTACAGTCGAAGAGTGCAAGCCTGCATGAAGACCTAAAAAATAAGCAGCGTACGCGCACGCGAGGACTGTAAACATTTACAAAATGAAACAGGGTTGACAGAAAAATGGTTTTGGACTTCGTTGGCGTCGCCACGTGTTAAAACACCCCAAACAACAAGCCTCCACTTCTCGGAGCCTTCCGGCTCACTCGCGCAATTACTTCTACCGATCAATCTGGAAGCAATACTACAAAGCAAAAGAGTATTTGCCTGGCAAACTCCTGAAACGATACGACTCGATCTTGAGTCAGATAAAAACAAAAGACATTCGCCCGGTTATTCAACCGGACTCAAGCCTGCGAATATTCTTTTGTGACCGCTCGGACATTTTGGTGACTCATGATGAAATCACGTCAAGCGAGATATTGACTGAGGCTTTCATACATAGTTTCGACATCAATCCGGATCTGATATGGTCGGAACGTGGTTAAGCACACATTTGATTCGATCAGAAGCATAGCGCAAATAGTTCGCGCCTATTTGATGCTCAATGGCGCTGAAGAGAAATCACCACTGACTCGTGGTGGAATTAAACTGGCGTGCGCGATCATTGGCAAAATAAACACTGAAGCTGGCTGGACGGTCAAATCAGAGACTGCCAGCAATCGAAGACTCAAATCAGCCGGTATTGATCCAAAGACGTTCCAGGTGGTCGATGAGAGGGCCGCAGCTTGGGCCTGGTATCAATTGCGCACCACTCGGAAATATAAAGAAGCTGTGCAACGCGAATTAATGAACAGCGCAGATAATCCTCCAGATATAAATATTCCTTTGGTCTTCGCTGACAAAAAAACGATGGACGAAATTAAATCACAAAATATTCAAACACCTGAGCTTAAACCATTTACGACACTGGATAAAAGATTGAATGGAATATTCGATTAATATTATTTTGACAACGTATGAATGATGTATAAATTGGTTGTAGTTGGTTATTAAATTAAATCAGAAAAGGAAATATGACTACCCACCAAAAGATAAGCTGGACTCAAATCATGGATGACCAGGGTAACTACTGGAAGATCGAACTCAGTAAAGATTCGACCGATCTACTAAACTTCCTCGGAAAGAAGGCAATCAAAAACTCATCCCACAAAGCAAGGGAAGTCTCAGGAGCGGTACTTGTGACCGCAACAAAGCAATGATCTGGATAATCGCCTACGTGCTCGCAACCGCATTAATGCTCTCATTCCTCAATTGCACAAAATGAATACCACGACATTTCACAACGGCCACGTAATCACTTCAGGATTTGTGAGCTACGCCTTTTACGCTAAATGCGGCTCGATCTATGAGGGTGGATACCTGAACGAGAGAACTGCAATCAATGCCGTCAAGCGCAAGCTGAACAAGAGGGAAAAGGAAGTCAAATGAACTCAACAGACGACATTCTTGTGATTACGCCGTGCGCGGGGTACGTCATTCTTCACCCGCTCGCCTACGGACACTTCGTCAATATCGGCTATCAGGAGGATTACCCTGAGAAGGAACGCGGCAAGGCCAAGGACTGGCTGCTGAGCGAGGGCTGGATTGGCCTCGCAGCCGGCCAGATAACCCTTGAACCTGAAGTGACTGCTTACCTAGAGAGCGTCTGAATCCTGCAAATCATCTTGCTGCGACACCGCAGTAGAGATTGCCGACGACGCCCCTGCATCATTATCGTGCACGGGCGTCGCTCCAGTGACACCAGGAACGCGCACAGCACCCGAAAGGACGTCTTGTAAGGCTTTGATCTGAGAAGCCGTTAATTTGACCGTATAGGTCGGTTCCTCGGGCTGTGTGGGAACATCATTGGGATCGGTTGGCACCCCTACATCTAGAGATGGCGGTACTGGATCGGGCCCTTTGATTGGATCAGGGAGAGATTGACTCGGTAGACTTGGTTTGTGCTTTTTCATGTCGTCTTTTAACTGTCTGTTCGTTCTCGCATCGCTTGCAGGTTTTGCGATATCCGAAAGAACTTGATTTGTGTTTGTAGAAATCGCGGTAAAGAATCAAGTCGCGTCGACCGCATTTATTGCAGGTCATCGTCGTCTTTCGTCCGATCCATGATGCCCAGTACCCACCACCACCAGAAACAAACCGCCGCCGCCAGGTAACAAAGGCCGGACCATTGCGTTTGCTCCATAAAAATAGACGCTACGGCTTTTTTTCTGTGGGCGTGTCGATAATCTGAGAGCGCCCCTCAAGCACTCCTTGCGCGTGACTCTGCGCCCGGACGGTCTCAATCAATTCGCTCAAACGCGAGTTGAGCTGCTTATGCAGGTTGTCGATCTTGCCGCCGTTTCTGTTTGAGGCCATGAACGAGAGGAAGCTTGTCACCAAAGGGCAGATAATTGCGGCAATGACGATAACGGTATTCGCATCAATCATTTGAGCCTGTTCTGGATTTCGGCAATCCTTGCCTGGATCTCTTTCACATCAGCTTGAACACGCTGAAGACGGTCATCGTCGATCACCGCCATCGTGACTTCTTTGTCGATCGAATTGACGTGCAGCTTCAGATCCTCCAAGACGGCGTGAGTTTCAGTGAGAGAAAGCCTGGCTTGAGCGTCATCAGCAATCACGTTGATCCACATAGGAACTATAACAGCGAGGATTCCCGCAATGGTTAGCAGGTGTCCAAGATTGAATTGCAGCTTAAAGAACTCACTTTGACTATTGTGCTCTACTGCCATTGCATCAAGCTTTTTGAGAATTCTGGAAACCATAGGCTCCTTTCCATTATTCGCAATGCGCCCATATGCAATACTCCGATCGGGTGATTCAGATACCGGCATCATCGGTTGATCTCTGGATGCCCACGGCTATGCATATTCGCGCCACGGCTCCCAATTTGATGTTCGATACGCGGTAAAAATTGCAGTAGATACCGTCTTTCGTATTTTGGGTGGTCGAAAGGTATTCGATCTTCCAGTCTTCAGCCTCGAAATCCTTAACAGTGTCCCTGAGTTGATTTAAAATCAGTACCTGAGCTCCAGGGTCATCGACATAGCCGGGATTATCATCAACGCTTGCCTGTGGCGCTGGCGAATCCACAGGAGGCGTTTGAGCGAGAAGTGCGACAGCACAAAAACCGAAACCGAGGAGAGCGACACCGATCTTCATTTCATTGAGTTTTCCTGATCCTGTTCTTTTTTGTTGATCTCAGCCTGAACTGCTGCGGCAGACGCCGCGAGAGCGGGCCCGAGACCGAAAGGAATTGGGAGGAAACCGCCGACAGACATGATGATCGTTGAGGCGGTGATGCCGAAATGCAGCCAGAGGAGCGTGGCCTGCCCCGGCTTCATGCACTGTGTCCTAGCCCGGCTGCTGCCGAAGCTTGAATCATGGAAATATCCAGAAGGCCACTGTTATCGGTGACTTTCCAGACGACAGAACTCTTGAAAACAGTTGGCTCAATAATTACGTAATTCATAACCTCCCCAGGTGAAACCCGCCGAAGAGCAAGTAAATAATCAGGATCAAGAAAATGACTCCGGCGATACCCGGCCCACCGTAAGGCCCGCCATACGCGCCTCCCCACCACCAACCGCCGCCAAGAAGGAGAATCAGGAGAATGAGGATCAGCATATTACTTTGATGCGTTCGGGTTTGGAATGACAGGGCTCGGCGTGACCGCAGCCGGTGACGGCATTGGCGTTGGAGAATTGCTGACATCATGATCTTTAGCCACGCGCAGAGCCACGCCAATCAGCGCAGAGCCCACAAGCTGAATCCATCCCTGCGTGTCGAGCTGCCCATTGGCCCCCTGGTAGCCGGTATAAACGGCCACCACCAGGAACTGAGCATATCCAAGAAGCGAGGTTTTCCAGGAATGGCCTAGAAAACCCACCATTGTTTTTGAGAGCACGCTCATTTTAAAGAAATAGCCTCCCGGCTATTAGATTCAAGAACCTCCACAACCTGTTTCATAATTACATCCGAAACAGCAAATCTCATCTCGCCCTTATCCTCGAAATTAAGAATCACCTGATTGACCAATTTTGGGAAAAGGTCTTCTTTTCTCATTTTTTCAGAATCCCGCGCCCAAAAGCCCGTTGCCGACCGCTTGCGCGTATTGGAGTACAGTTGCGTTGTGCTGGCCGAATTTGACGATTGCAAGATTCAAGTCGGTGACTGCCGCCTGGATCAGTGGACCAACATACGGCGAGGCACTGGCCGGGATTGGAGGCACAATCGAGGTGATGGTTGCCGAATCAATTTGACCCATGGTAAGGGCGAGAATATCGGTCGCAAACGTGTGGACGATTGCTTTATCTGAGGCGGAAACCTTGGGAGCGGCGAGGCCCCCAAGGACCGTAATGGCCACCTGCACGTTGGCAGGGGTGGAGAGCGAGGATTGCTGAGAAGTTGTTGAGCAGCCAGCAAGCGCGATGAGGGACAAGCCCAGGAAGAGGATTTTCATCGCTTTACATTGTACTCGCTATCTCTCCTTGGGCAAATCCTCAAATTCCTTGATGATATCCCGCATATTATCCCACAGGTAAGCCCAGGTAATATTCGGATTAGCCCGTGGGTACGTTTTTTCCATCCATTCCCTGAATCCTTCCGGCTCCGGTGGATACTTCTTGCGCTTCCAGATCAGTTTTTCGTTTACGCGATCGGATGGCGGAATATTGGCCCACCACGTTTTGTCTTGCTCGTCTGGATCTCTTATTCGCACGGTATCTTTCCTTTGCTCTCTCGTTTTCCTGAGTTTTCAATTCCACCATTCTAAAAGTTGCTCCTGAATAAAAACGGGATGATCAATAACGGCTTCCACCTGAGCGGCGTAGGCTAAAGCTCGTCGAGGGTCGTTAGCATCTAGGTCTTTTCTACCGGCATAACTCCAAGCCATTGAGTCGCTACTGAATAACAAGGATCGCACCGTCGCTCTCTCTAAAGCTTTAATCTTCAAACCAAAACCATGCAATCTGAGATCTGGTCTTTCCCGCTTGATTGATAAAAGTACATCCTCAATTGCATCAGGATTGCCGTTTCTCTTGCATACGCTCCCAACTCCAATCCACGCGCCATTATCTAACCGGTCGCCGTACATGCGAAGGTGATTCACGTAGTCGGAGGGACTAAACCCCTGAAGAACAGGAAGAATAGGAACATCCGACATTTCCTGAAGACGAACCCAACTCTGAAGCGTCAATTTTTGGTGTTGCTCGACGCTCATTCCTGTCTTCTCAAGGATAAACGGTTCGCACATCCAATCTTGGCATACTGCTGCTCTTAGCGTTCCGCACGCCGAGAATTGGTAAATCTTCTCAAGATACTCATCCTCACTCAGGAGATGTTTGCCGTGTTGGCTAATGCAATGGAACGCTCCTGAGTCCATTATCCATTCATTCACCCGGAATTCGCTTTTCCTCTTTTGAAGGGCGTTTACGGATATCATTGATCTTGCGAAAGGCCAAGCATCGGACGGGTGATGGAGCCCTATGAAGAATTCCATTAGCCTCCAGTACGTTCCAGTACCACGCCGCGAGGGGATTTGATAAGTTCTTCACTGCCGATCCTTTCCGACATTTCTTCCATCAGGATCGCAATGGCCCGATCCTGAATTTTGATGTGTTCCCTGAGTTTCATAACCTCCCGCTCTTTCTCGGTGAGGCGTTCGTAAAACCAGGCACTTGCTGTTTTCATGGTGTTCGTTTTGTGGGTAAGCGAAAGCGAGAATGACATAAAATGGGTAGAAAATGATTTGATCCATTTAAACCCATCCCCAATCAATCAGGACCGCGATCACAACGGAAATCGCAATCCCGGCAATGAGAATTGCCTCCAGTGTTTTGAAAAGTCCGTCGATCATTCACCTCTCCTTCCCGCCATTTCCGTCAACTTCTTGACTATTGCCTCCATGCACTCGGTTTCCCATTCGGCTTTTTCTAGAGTCATCCTCCCGGCTTCTACCCAATTCGGATAAACCCTTCGTCGCAGACCAAGTTCTCTAGTCGCGCATTTAATCATATCGTCCGCACTGTAAAATCTACTCATGGCAATTTCTGGTGGCAGGTTGGACAATATCTGACGGGCGCAGTAGAGGCTTTCCCTGTGGCCCATTCCGCCGCGAGTTGTTCCGGTGTTCCGTCGTAATGGTTACAATCGTGCGTCTTCTCTGACACGCCGGGAACGCCGTGCGGTGTTGGGCCTGATTCGCCGTCTGTGTATTGCCAGAGCCATTGTTTGGCCCATGGCGCGGGAACTTTGGGCGTTGGGCCGTATTCGGCAAGCCAGAGGCGGCGGGCAGACCAGAAGCCTTGATCCTGCGAACGGATCGTCTCTTTAATGAGGTTGCCTGAATACAAAACACATTGACCATTGCGCCCGAGGCCCGCCTCAACATCGACAACGAAGGTTTCAGCCTGGCCGATGGACATTTGCGAGGAAGCGTAGTTTTCGTAATCCAGGCAAAATAAATCATCCGGGTCGACGCGAGCGAAGGTCAGGAAATTCTGAGCCTGATCTTTTGGGTCTGATCCATCACCGAAATGGTAAGCGCCCCACAGGAGGCCCGCCGCTTTCGCTTCAGCTTTTTGTGCCAGATATGTGCTGTCATTCATGCCGCTGCCCTGAGTCGCCTTGTAAATCACGCCCGCCACGCCCGAGGCTTTCACCTTGGCGTAATCGGTCGCAAAATCGAAATGGGAAAGATCAATTACCAGCAGGTTGATTTTCATTCAGTATCCTTTCTGCCAAGTGTAGCATTTTTCTGACTTGCCGCATTCTCATGCGTTCGGCGGGCACTTCTCCTATGGAGACATCGCCGTTATTAATTAATCGACGCAATTTCTTTGGATTTCTTGTTATTTCCTTTGCCATGTTTGAAGCATGTATTAAATTCATTCGTTATGCAAGAAAGGAAAAGGAAAATAT